ATGGATCGGGATAACGAAGCGAAAGCCTTAATCCAAGCCGTATATGCTCGCTATCATGGTATCTATGGCTATCGACAAATTCAACTCTTTCTACTGCAGGATGAAGGTGTGCGGATGAATCACAAGAAGATCCTACGTCTTATGCAACATTTAGGGTTACGCTCACACATTCGCCGTAAGCACCGTTTTAACTATGCTTCAAATGTAGACGGGCGTGTTGCTGAGAACGCGCTACAACGCCAATTCAAGGCCGATGCACCCAACCAGAAATGGGTAACGGACATCACGCAGTATCGGGTTGGGGAGACCTGGCTGTATCTCTCGGCGATTAAGGACTTGTTTAATAATGAAATCGTAGCGTATCACATGAGTCTACGCAATGATAATCAACTCGTACTTCAGACCTTTGAGAAAGCCTTTAATAAGACGAAAGACGTGACTGGATTGATCGTTCACAGCGATCAAGGATTCCAGTACACGTCTCACGCATACCACGACATGCTGCCCAAGGTTGGCGCCCAAATCAGCATGTCCAGACGAGGCAACTGTCATGACAATGCCTCCATGGAGAGCTTCTTCTCGCATCTCAAAACGGAAGGGCTCTACCCCTATCATATCCGAACTCTAGACGAGGCACAAAGGCGAGTTGAGGAATATATTGAGTTTTACAATAACAAACGACCGCAAAGAAATCTAAAGAAGCTGACGCCGAGTGAGTATCGACGCCAGCTCGTAGCCTAGGGGCTTTTTCCAATGTCCACTAAACGGGGGCTTGACCACGTGTTAGATAAGGGTCTATTTCTTTTACCAACTACAGCCGACCGCTCTTCTAAGCGGCTGTTGCCAGAGTGAAGATGATTTCAAAAATGCCTCAGGAAACGTGAGGCCGCCCGTTAACCACAGGAACGCAAGCCAATATATTCTCGATTCGAAAAGCCCGGGGAGCGTTGGAAACCAGGCAGGTTGCCCGAACCAATCCTCCCCGCACATTATGAACTTCGATCCGCCGCTGCGTGATCTTCCCCGTACGGTCAACGTAGATGATTTCTACGGTTCGACCAATGTATTTTTTCACCAGGGTCATCTCCAGATAGGAACGTTTGTTTGTATTATATGCAAACAGATGTTCTTTATTCAACTGGAAAATAAAACTTCACTATTCCTTCTCTTTCGTCCTTCCCTGACGATTATTCCCAAGCTCGAATAGCCCCGTGGCCGACAAACCTGCCAAACCTCCCGCCCAAAGTCGCAGCACTAACTCCATTTCCGTAAAAGGGTAAGCCGCAGCTCCGACCAATATGCCGATGATCACCCCGATGAAGGGGATCAGGTTTTTCGGCAGGTTGACGGTTGTTTTGACGAGTTGGACCAAGGCTAATACAAATACGGACAACACCGAGGCAAAGGCCAATACATTGGTTAAAATTTCGTTTTGCATGACTTCCCTCCTTAATTATTTATTGCTCCGGAATGCCTGCGGCACGGCGCAGATAGTTCGCCAGATTGTTAAAATGCTGGGCCCGCGCCGGATTCCCTTCATCCCGTGCCTTAAACCAGGCCGGCGAAAGCCAGCGGAAGATGATTTCCTGTGCATTGCTTTTGGGCAGCGGAATCAGCGGGCCGGCGGAAGAAGAGGAGCCCAGCGGAATCCCCGAAGCGACCCGAAGATTGTTCGCTAGATTGTGAAAATGTGTCATTCCAACCTGATCTCCCTTGGCTCGCGAGGCGAACCAGGCGGGAGAAACATAGTTGTCGATCAGCGATTGCGCGATGGAAGCAGGCAGCGGTGTAAAAGACGTACTCGAGTTTGGCGTCGGGCTAGGTGTACGCATCACGTTGAGTTCTGCCGAGACATCGTCCAGCAATTTATTCAGCGATATTCCGCCTGTGGCCAACGCTTGATCGGGATCCTGTCGTCGGGCGGGATCCAGTTGACGGTGGGATGGGATAAAAACGTAAGGATTCTTGTTCCATTTGCTGCAGCAATAGGCCAAATACCAGACATACCGCTTGTACGCTTCCGTAAAGTTTATGCGCCCGCCGTAGCAAAATTCCACCCCAATCGCCGCATCGTTGGCATCGTAACCAAATAAATCGTTGTCGGTCTTGACGTTGTATAGGACGTGCCAGGCTTTCTCCGCAGGATCGGAACCGGTGCCGGTCGGTATAATCTCAAGGATTTTCGTATCATCAATAAATACATGGGCCGATGCGGTACGATTCGTTTGCGAGTTAAAATAGGCATAATGATTGTCCGCTGTTGCGCCCGGGTTTCCCGAGTCATGAGCCACAAAAAACTCCGGCGTTCCGGTCGACAACCTCGCCCCGGGCCGTACATTCGGCCGCTTCGCGACGTATCGCCTTTCAATATTATATTTTCGTGTATCCATATGCGCGTTCACCCCTTCCATTCATACTATTCTGCTAGGTGGCTAAGTCGCTTGTGCGCTTGTTTGTCCGATTCCAAGGCAGCTAAGAATAAAAGAAAAAGAGCCTGCGATATTAAGCAGACTCTTGGTATAATTTAGCAACTGAACTTGGGTGGGACAGTATCGCCTCCGGAGGGGAGGTGATGCGTATGAAATTTTCGTTTTCGGAAGTGATCATGCTAGGCATGTTTGTCCGGGCACTGCTTACTTACCTGAATAAACGAAAATAACCCGCCCAGGTTAGCGCCAACGGTGCGGGTTATTCTCTGATGAACATTTGGAGGTTTCCCACCCAAGTGTTGTACCGGGGAGGCTGTGGCGCAGCCTCCTTGTTTCTATTGTTAGCTTAGCATACTCTGCCATATACCTCAATAAATTACAGGGTGTTTATTCCTCCAGCCGATCGATCCGCTTATGGGCTTGTTTGGCCGATTCCTCAACGCGCGTCAGCCGCTCGGAGAAGGCTTCAAATCGCTGGCCTTGCAGTTTTTGTTCGACTTTCATGTCGTCAACACCCCGTTTGATGTATTCTACATCCGCCCGCTGCACGGCCTCCGCCTCGGCCGACTCCTCGGCCTCCCGTTTCGCCGCCTTCGCGCGCCCCGCCCACCCCAACGCAACCCCGCTCACCGCCGCCAGTACGGAGGTCACCGCAGTGATTATCGTAATATCCATGATTACACCTTCTTTCGGGGAAAATGAAGAGCCCTCGGGGGACCGAGGACGTAAAAAATATATATTATTCGGATTGTTGTTGCATAGTTTCGTCCTTTAGCTCCGTTGCGGTTATTCCCAGGCTTCCCAAACATAGTTTCCTAACGGTACATTATTAGAGTTTATTTGCCAACCACCATCGAATACTAGGGGAACAGTAGCGTTGCCGGTATTAGAAGACAAACTACTATTATTAGAAATTATTTCAGCCACTCCAAATGCGTTGGTTGACGGAACAAATATATAGAATCTATATGCGCTGTTAGTTTGCAAAGTAGCCCGAACCATAGATGGCTTAAAGCCCAGTCCGCTTACAGTAAACAAAGAGCTTCCAGAAACCCTAGTATCGATACCAGAACCGTATCTTCTACCAGTGATGATCTGTCCTATTTTTGTTGCCAACTGCGCAAATGTATCGCTGCCTGATGCCGCAACCCCTTTGCCAGTAATAGCGGCAGCGACCGCATCCTTTCCGTTACTGGCAGATGTAAAAAGCTCGTTGATTGCAGCGACCGCATTACCTTTGGCCGTCGTAAGTAAGTTTGAGAGAGTACCAACCGCATTATCGACGGTACTTTTCAACGCGATGTCATCGGATGCCGAAGGGGCTGCAACTTTCGCCCGGCCGGCAGCGTCGCGTACAATGATGCGGCTCGCGGTAGCCACTGAGGTTGCACCGTGGGCCGTGGTTAGATTTGCGTGTGACGTTAGTGCGGACTGATCCGCCTTTTCCACCAACTGCGCAGCAAAACTATCACTAACAGCCTTCACCGCCCTAGACGTCGCTGCCCGATCCTCCGCACTACTATCCGTTTCATTCGAAAGCTGCACCTTCCCCTTCACCGTCAACGAGGCATCAGGGAAGTTTATCCCCCCTATTGCTTCATCAATCTTATCCCAGTTCTCATTCAACATCGTTTGAATATTAAAGGTTTCGTTTCCGTCGGCTATGGGGTCTTTTTTGAGCAAATTGAGATTTGGTGTATTAGTTGCCAACCGGATCACCTCCTGCAAATTGGTTTAATGGGATATGTTCCAGTTCATGAAGCGTTAAAACTCCGTGAACATCACGAATCAACATATAGTTAAACTCAAACTCTACCTTCAGATGCGACGGCTTCAATTCCTCGATGGCCGCCTTTAGATCATCCAGGTTTGGCGGTATGCCCACGGTATCCACGAACTTGACCGTAAACCCCCACTCCCCCGGCTGAAAAGAAACCTCCACCCTCCCCCGGTCATACGCCTCCGCCACGTTCTTCACCAACCGCCCGGAAAACTTTCCGCTGCCGCGCAGCTTGGATTCGACGACGGCACGGCGTTGATCCAGCGGTTTAGTAGAGTCTGTCGCGATGCCAAGCTCGCTCTCCCAGCGATCCAAGCCCCAAGTGGCCGTGCGCACAAAGAACTGCTGAAACGTCTCATCCAGCGCCGCGAACAGCTGATCCATCTCCGTGCCTTTGGTGTTCATATCCGCTTGCATGACTCGGGAAGTCTCGTAATAACCCGGAAGATAGGAGAACATTTCACGTCCGCGGGGACTGGTCAACAAAGACTCACTCATACACATCCACCGTCCCCAGCACGGCAACCTGGCCTGTGTAGATCTCCAGATTGGTGTCCGCGTTGCCGTTCACCGTCAATTCGGCATAGTCGATAATCGGCGGAATGTCCAGCAGGATCGCGGCAATCCGCGTAAACCGGACCAGCGGGTCGACAAAAGCCAGCTGCTTCAAATACGCACGTACGCCATCCTCGATGTTCTTTTTCACTTCGACCATCGTCACCCCGCTGGCCAGCGTGAGCTTCACGCGAATATCGATCGGCACCTCCTCGGCGGCCATTACCGTCACGATCGGTCCAGCCGGTGCCGTACCTTCGCCTTGCCCGTCCTGCGTCGGATCGATGTAAGCCTGCGCCGCTGCAACGATTTCGGGATTCGCCGCCCGTTTGTCCGCATCAAGCAAGTAAATGCCAACCGTTCCAGGCCCTTGCCACAACGGCTCCACCTGCGCTCCTCCCACGCCGGGCACCTCCCCCGCCCACTTCAGATAATGCGCTTTGTTCCCGCTCGTCCCCTGATTCCGCACCTGTGAAAAAAACCGCTCCAACAGCAGCTCATCCGACTCGACATCGGCACCGCCCCGCGTAGCCTCCGGGTTCGTAACAGCGGTCACTCCGCTAACAGGCGTAGCCATCACCTGAATAACACCAGCTGGTACGACACCCGCTCGGCCTGGAACCAACGCCCGAATCGACGCCATGCCTTCGCCATTTTGATCCAACATCACGGCTGCCGTCGTTTCATATTCCATCGACGCCTCTGCCGAAAACTCATCCGCCGGCGTCGCCACAACCGTCCCCGCAGGCACCGTCCTCCCCGGCTCCCCGGTAAACCGCACTATCCCCGTCGCTGCCACGGCCGGCCGCCGCGTAACGCCGTGCTCCGCCGCCCGGAGATCGAGATACTCCCCATACGTCGTGCTCGCAAACCCCCGCGCCAGCAGCTGTTGCGCCCACGTCGCAGCCTCCGACAGCATGAAGGCCGCCGGTGCCTCTGCATCCCAAATAAAAGAACCCTCGGATTTATCCAGATCCGAAGGCACTCGTTCCAGCATTCGCTGCATAATCCGCTCTTCCGTCTGATCCTGCAAATAAAGCGGCAAATCCGCCATCACGTCACACTCCCTTCAACCAGCAACTCATCTTCCCTTACGTTTTTGACCCGGCAAGTAAATCGACAAGCATCCACCCGCCAATCAAAAACAAACCCGTCCACGCTCAGCGTCCGCGGGTCCACCATCAGCGTCTCCGTCGCGATCCGCCGGATTTCGCTTTCCTGAACGGCCCTGCTATAACCTTGGCCGATCAACTCTTCAAACTCCTGACCATAGGTACGGGAGTAAATCACATGTCGGTATCGCGGGGTACGGATCGCTTTTTCGCACCACATCTTCCAGGCGGCGATCTCGTCGGCTGGGGCGATTTTTCCCGTAGGCGTCATCACAAACTCCCCGGCTTCAAAGTCAAACCTCCAGCTCCGCCCAAACGTCACACCGTCTTCAACCGATTGCTGCCCGTCCAGTCCTGAGACCTCCCAAGAATCCGCCACCGCCTCCGGAAAAAGATTAGCCATTCCTGCTCACCACCCTGCATAACACAATCGCGTCATTCCCGCCGTTCAGCGGCAGTACCAGTACGCGGTCGCCGGGCTGATATTTTAGCGACAGCACCGTGTCTTTCGTTTCCGAAGGCACAAAGGTAAACTCCCCTTGGCCCTCCACATGGCCACCTCCGCTATCCTTTAATCCGCGGACCCCTCCGGTCAGCGTCAAATCCGGCAGCTTCAGCGTTCCTGGAAACTCCGCAACCAAGTATTCTTGGATTTCGTGCTTAAAACTGTCCAGCTTCAGTCCCGTGCCCGTCACGGTCCCAAGCTCTGCCGTCACACCGGTTAGCACCTCGGCTGCTTTCCTAGCCGCATTTTCCCGCAGCGAAACAGCCAACGCCGAATAAGGATCATAGGTCAAGAAAATACCTCCTTTTCACGTCGTTTATCGTCGCAAGCTCCAGCGTCATATGCCCGGGAACCCCTAACTCATGCGATACGGAAGTCACGATCAGGTTCAGCCCGTTAAAATTCACTTTGTCCCCCGCCCGAATCGTGTTTAGATCGATACATGTTACGGTATAGGACTGCTGCTGGCCGGTCAGCATTGACTCGGCGAATTTTTTGGCGGCCCCGGCGGTTTTAACGTTCTCGTCCTGCATGATCCGTTGAAGCACGCCGTAGTTGGCGGTTTCCCCGCTCGCTACGGCCAACACCTTCGAAGGCGCATTGTCGCCCCGATCCTCTGCCCCTATGACCTTCACTCGCGTCACCGTGCCTTCCAGCGTCCGGGTTTGCGTCGCTTCCTCCAGTTGCTCCAGCTTCCATACCACTTTATTGCTGCCAATTTTGAACAGGGTTAATCCGGCAGGCGTCATTCGCGGAATGTACATGTCCCCGCCAGCCTTCACCGTCTCCTTCAAATCGGACAAGATCATGTTGTAAAGGGTTTGCGGGCGATAGACGGCTTTTTTCAGCTTGGTTTTCGTATCCGGAACCGTATCCAGCGGAATGCCCCAGTCTGCAGCGTATTTCCGGAGCCGCTGAGCTGCGGTTCCCCCTGACGGAAACAGATACTCATCCTCCGATTTCGCCAAATAAATCGTCCGGTCATACACCGTAACCGTCATACGCTTCGTCTGCTTCAAGGTGCTGGAGCAATCCCACACCACACCCGGGTGTAGCAACGGAACCATCTTTCCTCCAGAAGTAACGCCACCGTTCGCACCGTTATACGGCACGCCGCTAATCCGAATCTCCTGCCCCGGTTCAATCCCCGGAAAAGAAGCCGGAATGCTCAGTCCAATCGTGCCTTGATACGAAATCTGATCGAGCGAATCCTTTAGCGAGAGGCTCTCAACCAACTCCCGCAAGTAATATTTGTTTTGCAGCACCACTTCGTAACTCACTGTGGCATCACCAGCTTTTGACCGGGCTTGATTCGGTTCGGGTCCTTGCCGATCGTTTTTTGATTTGCACTGTAGATCTGCTGCCACTTCGAGCTGTCGCCCAGCTCAAGCTTCGCGATTTTGGACAAGGTGTCACCGGATTTCACTACATAGGTTTTTGCCGGTTTCTTCGTGTCCGGGCGGGTTGATTGGGTTGTGGAGGCTGCCCCGCTTGCCCCCGTCTGAGCGTGCACCTTCATCTCTCGCCAAGTCCTGGCGCTCAGATCAAAGTACACATCCCCTGGCTCCCCGCCGCGAAAGGTACTGTTATGTGCCGCAATCGTCACAAGCACATTTACAGCCGTATCGGTAATAATCAGGCGGACCGGGGACTTGCTGTTCATCATCGTCGTAATCCGGTTCATCGCCTCCTGCGGATCGGGGAGGTCTTGATAATTGCAATACCCCGGATCATAATCCGCCGGAAAAAAAGAAGAGAAGGCGATCTCCTTCACCCTCTCTCCAGCCGGAAAATCATATTCCCCCAGCGATGCGATATTTACCGTCTCCACGCCTTTGCTCCGGGAGATCGTAATCTCCTCCGGATTGACGGGTAACACAAAACTCTGCCCCGCACCGTCAATGAAGTGAATCTCCATACGTCTCGGCTCCCCTCCCCTACTTTAGATTTTGCATGGCAAACCGCACTTCGTTGGCGATTTTCCAGCCGGCGGTCTCGGCCAACTTTTGATAGTCCAACTGGTCTTTGTTAACCGTTAAATTGATGGTCCCCTCTGAGAGAGAAACATTAACGGGGGCTGGACTTTGGTTGTAACTGGCTCCACCGATTTTTGACTTCACTTCTTCCGGCAGTTGGTAATAGTTTGGTACCGGGGTACCCATTACCTTTGGAACATTTGCGTTTGTTCCTGGACGTGTAACTCCTTGTAAACTAGGAGCCATGCTTCGGTCGGAATAGACTTGAGGTTTGGGTTTGATTTTCCCATGAAGAAGATCATAAATAAAACCACCAATTGGGTCACCTAATGAATCACCTGCAGCAGCACCAAGGGCAGGAAAAAGAACCGTCCCTACACCGCCAGTTACCGGGGCAGTAAAAGTTCCGAGAGCTGCACCTCCAGTCCCTAGTAATCCCGCTAAAACAGCAGAAGTAACTTTTTGGTATCTCTCCTTGCCGGGTTTAGCCGAAAATATCTCATAACCGTCCATAAGGAGCCCAGCGTAGCCTCCAATCTTTTTTACAAAAGGTGTTACTCTTTTACCCCAGAACTGCGCACCTTTTGTGCCTGCTGCCGTAAATTGCTCCATTTTCTTTGGTGAGATTTTAGTCTCAAGTTTCGATTGCCAACGGGGCCACTTTTCTTGCCAATACCGCTTTACGGAGTTTACGGCTTGCTTGAGTTTACTCTCAAGTGCTTCCTTGTAGCGGTCTTTAAAAATTTCATTAATAACTTTACCGCCGAATTCTAAAACCGATTTGATCGAATTGATACTATTAGTAGTCTCTTCTCTAGGAGCTGTATTTGAACCAAATGCTTGTCCCATTTTAGAAAAGGTTTTTCGCGTAATGTTAATGGGGCTCCATTTACTTCTAACTGAACTTTCAGCAATCTGTATAGGATTTAGCATTGACAGAATAGTTTTATATTTAGTTAGACAAGACCTATTATCATCCTGTCGTGGAACATTGTTTGTTTGTATTTCTGCAAAGCGATGAGACAGAAAGTCATAAGCATCCAACTTCGGAAAGCCTGTAAAGCTAGAAAGTGGGGGGGGTTGCATTTTCCACATTTTTGAGTTTTCATTAACTAACCCCTTTCCCCCACTCGATTGACCATTAATTCCAGTTCCTAGATTTTCATTGATCGTCTTCTTCAACCCGTCTCCCAGCATTTCTCCAATCGTCGAAGATATCCGCCTCAACGTACTCTTCCCCTCGGACTTCATCCAATTGGAAAAAGAATCACCAACCACGGCCTCCCAGTCAACACCTGCGATGGAAACTTGCCACGGTTCAGCAGACAATGCGACGAGAGAAGCCCGAAGCTTCAATGCGGTAGCCGAGACGCGATCGCTCATTTGCACCACAGGCTTCGGCGTTGTTCGGTGCAGACGAGTTAGCACCTCTTCCGCCTTTCGGGCGGCGGACGTCAGGCGGTCGTCCAGGGTGAGAATGGGCTTGATCCGGGTTTTGCCGAACAGCGTCGCACGGCGCTGGGTTTGTTGCATCAGCTTGTCCAGGCTGCGAAGCTTTTTGGCGGTTCGATCCACGTCACGGTCGTTGGTCTCGATATCGAGGATATCATTGTCCTCTCTGGCCATCGTCGTCGTACCTCCTTTCTCTCTATTTCGAGCGAGCTATAACCCTACCGTCCAGGTCGTCCCTTACGCCCATCAAGACGGCAAAATAACGGTACTTTTTACAGTAAGTCTCTCAACCCGCCAAGCGGGTGGAGCCCTTCACAAGGAACACCTCACAACATCTCTAACTCCCGTTCCGAAAAAGCCCGCAGCAGCAGGCGCTCTCCCTTCGGGAGCGACCAATATTCCCCGGGGCGAAGATGATGCCGCGTCCACATATGGAACAGCAGCGTCGTCATGCCGCCGGAGCTGATTAGTTTTTTACGTCTTCGATGTCGACGCCAAACCCGGAAATCTCCAGCACCTTATCGCCCACGGCGTCGAGCTCCCCGGCCAGCAGCAGGCGGCGAACCGCCTCTTCTCCGCCGGACAGCTTCAGCCGGCTGGTCAGACGCTCGTCGCCCCAGCCGCTTAACTTCACGCTTGGCGTCTCCGCGTCGTGATCGCTCCTTCCGTCGGTCTTTTTCACCACTTCCAGCATCGAGGTGGCTTCCTTAATCAACGCCGCGTTAAACAACTCGCTGTCGATCTTCTCGGTCACCTGCCCTTTGGTCGTCTTGCGGACCGTGCAACGTTCGCGGATCGCGTCTACTTTGCTGGACGTCAGGCCGCGCAGCGTCACGCGTAGTCCCAAGCGCCCGATAAATACGGCTTCCTCCGGCAAATTCGCCACCGTCTCAAAAAGCCCGTCCAAAATTTCCTGTTCGCGAACCGGATCCAATGCTGAATATTCACTCATGATCGCTTCCTCCTTCGGATATCTTTAAATGTGTTTCTCGAGCCATAGCGGTACAAAAGGGCGTTATTCCAAACGAAATCGGTCTCCCAAGAAAAATAAGACCCCTTCATGGCCTTATTTATGTGAAATAAACGCAAACCAGGCGTTCAACGGCCTTAACTCCGAAAATAACGCCCTAAATGTCCGCTAACCCCAGACGAACTGGGTCCAACTAGGCCGTTGCAGGTTCGGGCGGTACTATCCCCGCCCTAGCCTGACAGTCGCTCTACTTAAGACGCCACGATCGGGTCCAGCAGCTCGTACGACTCGAACGTAAACGGCGTTTCCTCCGTCACCTCTTCGCCGGCGGTCCAGTTGGCTAGGACGATTTTATCGACCATGCAGTTGTTTAACTGGATGCGTTCAAAGCCGTAGGCTTCCGGATCGTCTAGCTTATGAATGATCGAAAATTTCTGAAAGCCGCGCGCGATCATATCGGACGTGACCTTGTAGCCGCTCATGGTGCCGATGCCTTTTTTGCGCCCTAGCTTGTACACCGTATAATCGGTGCCCACCAGGTTCAGCTCCTTCTTCTCCGCCTCAACGCTGGCCTCCAGGTGGTTCAGGTTCGACTGCCATACCCCTTCGATAAAAATCTGGCCAAACGTCCCCATCATCACGCGGCCGGGATCAAGAAATTGTGCCATCGGTTAACTCCTCCTCAAATGTAAAAATCGAAAAATTATTGCACGTAAAACGTGCCGAAAATTTGCTCCATCACATCGGTATCATCCGCCGTCCAAGCCAGGAACACCTGGTCGTCTTCAGGCGTGAATTGCGGTGCGCTGCCATAGAAGCGCGGATCCAGCGTCACGTCGAACCCGGTCGCCTCGATCACGTTCTCGGCAGCCAACGTCTGCAGATATTGCTTCCCTGCACCGATCAGCGCCAGACGGCCTTCCTCGGTGTTGTTCACCTTGCCGATATAGGCATCCTCGGCAGTCCGCTGCAAATCCGCGTTGATTTGGTCCATGACGCGAATCTTGCGGATCTTCTTCCAGCCCTTGTTCTGCCCCTCTCGAGGCGAAACAAGGCTGTTCACGCCGCGCAGCACCTTCACCCGGCGGCCGTCGTGCACGAGCAGGAACACGCCGCCTTGCACGGCCTGCTCCTGCTCGGAGCGCGTCCAGCGCCGCGTGACGTCGTCGAACGGCGAAGCCGCGTACGTCGTCGACGCCTTCAGCGGCTGGCCGGCGATCAAGCCCGCGACCCAGGCGGCCACCTGCGCCGACGAGTACGCCCGGCCGTTCAGCACCGCGCCGGTGCCGACGTTCACGACGCCCTCGTGATGGCCGTATCGTCGGCGGCGGAGCCGCCCAGCACGGCGATGACGCCCTTGCCTTCACTGCGGACGCGCTTCACCCAAGCGACAACGCTGGTCCGCAAAGCCGCATCCGCTACGCCGTCCAGCGTCAGCACGTGGAAGTCCTGCGTCTCGAACGCAGACAAGGCCGAAGCGTACTCGGCGTTCGTAAGCCCCGCGATCCCGCTGTCCCCGCCGGTCAGCACCGCCCCGGATACATCCGCCAGCGTGCCGTTGCCCAGCGCCTCGGCAACGATCCATGCATTGGCCGGATCGCCGTTCACAGCGGCGGCCGCTTGCTCTGCCGAGCCATCTCCCAACGGGAACGTCCGCAGCAAAGCCGTACCTTCATACAGCTTCAGCTCCTTGCTGCCGGGAAGCGACAGACTCGGCTCAACCGATACGACGAAGTCGTTGCCGCGCTTGCCGGGATATTTGGCCTTTACCTGCAGCATGGCGGCACCTGACGAATCCTGAAGCGTTAACGACGCTTCCGCGGCGGAAGCCCCAGCCAGCCGGTAGGCCAGCAGTTTTTTCGGACCTCCTAGCAAAGCGAGATACAATGTACTAAACGCCGTCGCGCCATCCGATTCGTCCTCCCGGAACAACTCCCGGATCGCCGCCTCACTTCCCACTTCCATGAATTGTCCAACCGGCCCCCAATGGGCCTTTACCGGAGCGACCACGACGCCGCGCGCCCCCGCCTGGATGGCGTTCCCCGCCGCGCTGACGAAATTCATATACAACCCGGGCAACACCGGTTGATCCGTTACATTCCATGTTCCTCCTGCCATGACTTACAGCACCTTCTTTCTCAGAAATTGATCCACGAGCCGTTTCGCCTCGTCGATTTGAAATAAGTGACCTTCCTTGCCTAACATAGCCCCGGCCAAAACTTCCGGTTTGACGCCAAGTACCGCCTCGCAGCAGGACAGCAACTCCTCCATGCGGTAACCGCTAGAGCCGTCTGCCGCTGCTAAAGCCGGTGCGGATTCAGGGCGACTTGATTTTTTTCTTGCCACACCAGTTCACCTCATTGTCGATTGATAAAAAACGGATCGCATCAGCGGCGCTTCCGCCACCGGCTTGGATGTGCGCGAAAGCAACGTGACGGTAAGCGGCCCCTGTACCGGCGAACTTTCCGCCGTTCCCTCCGGCTGCAAGCTCATCTTGGGATCGGCGATTCGCAGATATCGCTTGGCCGCTGCGTCCAGCGGGATTTTTACCGCTGTGCCCAACGCTTCCAGCAGCCGCAGCACCGCCGCATGCTCCCGGTCCGCATCTTCCGCAAGGATAAAAGCCGTCATCCGCTTTTGAACCTCATACGACGACGGCCCCAACGCTCTCACGTCCATGCCGATCATCCGCCACATCAAGGCTGGAGCAGCTGCACCTGCTGGCCACATCCCGCAGTATACTTTCCACTCCGGCCCCAGCACCGCCAACGACCAGCGCGCTAGTTCCGTCATCCAGGGATCATTTGTAATCGGCACCGGTTCCGGAGCTAGAGTCATTTCATCTTCAGCAATGGCAATCACCTCCTTTCCAGCATCCCATCCCCATAGACACATCGCGGTAAGCTGCAAAACTGCTTGGTTCCCTCCAACCGCCCCCAGATGCACCCCTGGCAACGCGCCGGCTGTACCCATTCGGGTTCACATGGATACGGCGGCGTTTTGTTCTGATTTCGCATCGTCCCCCCTCCTTTCCAAAACAAAAACCGCTGACATGTTCAGCGGTCCTCATCAGTCCTCGGTTGATTGGGTTTTCCTTCCCTTTTCCTTCCACGCTACCAATGTAACATGGGAAAAACCAAACGAACGGACAAGTGACGGACACTTGCCGGACAGCTATCGGACAACCTAGAATCCACTTGAACAACAAAAAAAGCCGGCGTTCAGCCGACTCCGTGTTTTGCCGTTTGCGGTTCTTCCTTATAGACCTCCAACTTCAGGGCCGCCGCCAGAAGGCGGATGGCGCTGGCTTTGATGCGACGGTACGTCCGGTCACTGATGCCCATCTCGCCGCAGCTGATAAAATCGTATTCGGCTTTCTGATCCAAATAACTCCGCCGTATGACCTCTCGCTGCTCCTCCGACAGCCGCTCCATCGCCAGATCCAGCAGCTCCGATTTGCGAATCAGCTCCGCCTCCTTATCCACGTTCCCGATCGCCAGTCGTTCTGTCGGCTGATTTACGGCGTGGGTAGCGCCATGATACCGGGGCTCATACCCTGCGGTGATGAACGCTTCCTTGCGGATCCATCCGATCTGCCGATATCGTCTGACTTCCTCCAACCGCTTCTCCACCGCAGCCCGGGTTGCCGCTTCATCCACCGGCAAGGAATCGAATAAAGCATGATACACATGAATGCGTCTTCTCCCCATCAGAATTCCCTCCTACATATAGTATATTGCCATTTTGGCAAATTGAATGTTTCCCCACTAGCTCTTCCACTTGCTTGTCCAAACATACATCCGCCTTCCACTTCGATACGCCCTCCATTCACCCCCTCTTTTTTACCAATTTGGTAACCGTATCCTGATTATATGTTGCCAATTTGGCAATGTCAAGCCGTATTATTACCGTTTTGACAATATAATATAATTCCATTTTCTCCATCTTCTCTTTACCAATTTGGCAACTTGTGCTACACTAAATGAAACGGCAAGGAAGAGGAGTAACCATGCAAACGCTAGGCGATCGGATCAAATATTTACGTGAACAACGTCAGCTCACGCAAAAAGACCTGGCCTCCCAAGCGGACATTTCGGTCGTGCAGTTGTCCCGTTATGAGACGAACGACCGCAAGCCGGATCCGGAGGTGCTGCGCAATATCGTTGACGCCCTGGATACCAGCGCCGATTACTTGCTGGGTCGGACGCCCGACCCGTCTCCTGCAGCGGAGAAAGGGATGAGCCTGTCCTTTTTCGGCGGTCCTGAAGCCTATACGGCCGATGAAATCGCTATGATGGAAGCGGCTTTGAAAGCGTATCGGGAGCAGAAGAAGAAGCTGCTGAACGGGGACGAAGCGAAGTAGGAATAGCATTCGAAACCCATCGAACAGAACGATGGATACTTACATATAAAGACTCCAAAGACGGCCCTGATTCTGAAGGGCCCTTATTTCGGACCACAAACCGAACATACATTCTGATTTGAGGTGATTTGGATGTTATACGCCTATTATCATGAGACCCATCTGGAACAATGGATTAACGCCAAATATTTGAACGACGGGATATCGTCTCCCTCCGACCTCGACATTGAACGAATTGCCGAAGCCTTTGGCATCGGGCTGGTATACGGGAATTACCCCTCCTTTTCGGATAACGAGGAGAACGTGATTTTTCTAAACAAAGGGCTGGAGGTGGTTCAAGCCCGAGTGATCTTCTTTCACGAGTTATGCCATGTGCTGCGTCATGCCGGGGATCAACGGCGGATGACGGAGCTGTTTATGCACGCCCAGGAAGCCGAAGCGGATCAGTTTGTGCTCTACGCGGCTATTCCCTTCTATATGTTCGCCAAGCTGCCGGTGCCGGATCATCGCAACGAGGCGGTGGCTTATATCGCCGAGCAGTTCCATGTTCCGCCGGAGCTGGCGGAGCAGCGGCTGGACCAAATCCAGCGGCGCGTGTTGCACGGCAGCCTGATCGCGGCGGCTCAAGAGGCGAACCGCCGCCAGCGCGAAGCGGAGCGAGGGTGGTCGCCGGAGACTCGGCGTATGTTGTCGCAGCTGGAACGACAAATCGGCGGACAGGGAGGGCGGTAA